TTGATGAAACTGGTCAAGTACTTAACAACTGGGCACAAGTTGATAGAATTTTTGGACTAAACTCAATATATAACAATGCAAGCAACAACTTTAGAAACATCTTTACAGTTTCAAGTAGAGAAAATGACCAAATTAGCATCGTGTTTGGTGATGGTAACTTTGGTAATATTCCACGTGGAATTATACGTGTGTGGTATCGCACAGGACTAAATTTAAGTTACGTGCTAAATCCAGAAACATTTGGAAGAGTAACATATTCTTTTAACTATATTGGTTTAGACGGAAACACATATAATGCTAGCTTTACTGCAAGTTTAAAATCTACTGTTAGTAATGCAAGTGCACGTGAAAGTTTACAGAGCATTAAAGACAATGCTGGACGTTTTTTCAGTACACAAGACCGTCTTGTAACTGCAGAAGACTACAGCATTTTCCCACTAACTGTTAGTGAAAATATTCGTAAAATTAAAAGTATTAACCGTGTACATAGCGGGCACAGCCGTTTTAGAGATTTTAATGATCCAACAGGTAGTTATAGTGATGCTATTAACTTTTTGGATGACGGTTATCTATACAGAGAAGATGTTTCAACACGCAATATTATTAGTTTGCCAACAACATTAAACAGCGAACAAACATATAGTAGATATATTAAACCATTATTAGATAATCCAGAAGTTAAAAACTTTTATTATGACAGACATCATTATGGTCCTAATTATAATTACAATCCACAACTAGAATATACAGACACTACGAGTGGTATTGTTTATTATAACTCTGATGGTACAGCACTCAATACATTCCGTTGGAATCAAATTACAAAAGGATCAAATGCAAGCTCTGGATACATTACTGATGATACTGCAGTTGTACAAAGAGTTGGTGCAAGCAGTACAAGCCCAATGGACAAAATTGGTGTAAACTCAATGATTGAGTTTATTACACCTCCATATAAAATTGGTTATGTTGAAAAAGTAACAATTTTAAATGGCGGTAGTGGATACACAACTGAACCAACAGTTACTATTACTGGATCGGGGACAAATGCAACTGGAACAGCAAATATTGACGGAACCGGCACAGTTATTAGTGTTAGCATCACTGACGGTGGTGTAAATTATGACAGTAACACGAGTATTACATTTAGTGGAGGCGGCGGCACTGGTGCTGCAGCATCTCCAGTAATTAAAAGTGCAGATACACAATGGGTTAGAGTAACAGGAATCTATAATGACGGCCTGGGCATTGATAACAGTGTTGGCACACCAACTGGTATTGACTTACTTGGCCGTGGTAGTATTGCACTTAGTGGAGTTATTCCTAGCGGTGCACGTATTAAAAGAATTATACCAAGTTGGGCAAAAGATTTAACTAGTACAGTTAAAACTAATGTGTTGGCTAAACTTGCTAATAACAATAGTTTTGGATTACGATATGATGCACTTAATCAACAATGGAAAATTGTTGATAGTAGTGATTTGGTTACTAGTTCACAAATTAATAATAATCCATCTAGTTGGAGTCGACTATATGAAGGAGACGTAACAGGTACTGGGTTAGATAATAGTTGGATTATTCGTGTAAATTACACATCAACGGCCTGGGAAATTATTACAAGAAAAACACGTTACATATTTGGTAGTGATTCTCAAGTTAAATTTAATAATTTAAATTTCCAAGAAACGTTTAGCAGTGAAACACTGAAGCCTAGCATGGACAACATTAAAATATTGAGTATGAATACTAAAACTTCAACTAACAATGTTGCACTTGGTACAGACTATACACTAAATGCATTTGGCTACTTTACGTATCCAGATGGGTATACTGATCCACACAAAATTAGATTAACACTTGCATCGCCTTCTAATGATGGTTTTCCATTAACTCCAAGTGCATTTAACGATATTGTTGATCTTGATAGTATTAAACTAGGAACAACTACTGTTGACGGATTTACTTATACTGTTAGAAGTGACTCAGGAACAACAAGTGTTCCAGGCAGATCAGGACTTAATTCAAAGTATACTAGAATTGCAGATACAAATCAAGTTATTGATCCTGCAACAACAAATATTATTGACACATATGTTCTACTAACGTCATATGAAACAGCATTTAGAAACTGGGCACAATATGATGGAAGAAGTTTTACAAAACCAGCTGCTCCAACTATTTCAGAACTAAATGACTTGTTTAGTAGCTTGGAAACTAAAAAAGCAATTAGTGACCAAGTTATATATAGACCAGTAAAATACAAATTACTATTTGGTAACATAGCAAATAGTGAACTTCAAGCACGTTTTACAGTTACTAAAACTACCAACAGTTCGTTTAGTGACACTGAAATAAAACAAGAAGTTATTAGATTAATTGAACAGTACTTTAGTATTGACAACTGGGACTTTGGTGAAACATTCTACTTTACTGAACTTGCTGCATATGTCCACAACAATATGGTTGGACAAGTTGCACAAATAAGCATATCGCCAGTAGATGATCAAGCAAGTAGTGATGCGCTATATGAAATTATTAGTGATAGTGACGAACTATTTTTACCAGTTTTAACAACAAGTGACATTACAGTTAATAGAAGCGTAGCATTTAATCCAACAAGTATTGCAGCCAACTCCGGAGTTAATATTAGATGAGCACACAATATCATGCCAATCCAGTCGTAGCAAAGAAATCAGTTAGACCAGGAGAAAGTTTAGAGTATGTAGGTACAAGAAATACTACAGAATTGCTTCCTGCGATCTTCCAAACAACAATTAATAAAAAGTTCTTGGATACAACACTAGAACAGTTAATGTCAACTGGTAGCATGGAAGCTATTAATTATTTTACTGGCACTTCAAATAATAGAAAAGTTAGTGAAAGTTATTTAAAAGACAATCGTTTAACTGACAGTTATCAATTTGTTCCAGGCAGTGTTGTACGTAATGATAGTAATGAAATTACGCAAGCAATGTCATATGATGACTTCTTAGATATTTTAAAATATAATGAAGTTGATGTAGGAAACACAAATCGTATTTTTAATGAGCCAGGATATACACTTGACTTGCCAATTAACTATGACATGTTTGTTAACTATCATCATTACTACTGGTTAGTTGACTTTTTACCAGTTTGTGATATTATTCCTACTGTTACAAACCCAATTGCTATTAGCGATATTGTGGGTTCAGTATACTATACAACACCAACTTTGTCAAATGGAAAAACACTAGAGCTACAGGATGGCATGCGTGTCAGATTTAGTGGAAGCAATGCAACAGGCACAGCAACATATCCAACTAATGACATTTATATTGTTGATGGTGTTGGCACTAGTATTTCATTTACTAAACAATTTGAATATACTGGTACTGGTTATGGAAAACGTGTGTGGTTTAATGACACTGTATATGGATCACAAGAGCCAAGCCAATGGGAGGGTTCAGAAAGTAACTTTGTATATCCAACATATGACTTAACCGAATATGAAGTATACGGACGTGAATACACAGTAGAACAACGTCATACCAGAGATCAAAGTGCTTGGTCTAGAAAGAACCTGTGGATACATGAAGAGGCAGCAATTGCAGTATGTGTTTACAATGATTTAGACCTTACTGACTTTTTACTTGATAAATTCCGTGGAATACGTCCTATTATTGAATTCCGTGCAAATATTGAAAAGTTTAATTTTGCAACACAGAGTCTGGGAAGTATAACACATGTTTATGACAATGTTGACGATCCAGCATCTAGTATTATTGGCAATAATTTTGACCTTGTAAGTTATACTGTTACTACTAACTGGTCAAATGTTGGATATGATTTTGGAGATCATGTTAAAGTTGTTTCTAATGGTGTTACGTCATTTTGGAATTGTATTAAATCTCATACACAAGCATTAAATCCAACATATTCAGAAAACCGAGAATACTGGGTAGAAATACAATCACGTGATATTGTAGACGGCGACACAATTTTGTTTTTAAACTCAACAAACCCAGTTTACAATAATAGAATTTTTACTGCAAGTGTAAGTGGTAATGGTCAAGTTACTGCACTAACAGAACTATATGGTGCAAGCTCAACTCCGTTAGTAACAGGTGACGGGATTAAAGTACGTATAGGTTACAACAATGTATTTGGAGAGAGCTATCCAAACGACATTTATAGTGGAAGTGAATGGCACTGGAATGGAACAAGCTGGGTATACAGTCAACAAAAAGATACACGCAACGACAGTATTATGTTCCAACTGTATGATATTAACAGTGTAAAGTTGGATAATGAAACTTTATATCCTAACAATAATTTCCAAGGCGATTTTATTTTTAAATATGGTACTAGTGAAACTACTAAAGTAGACAATGCACTAGGCATCCAGCCACGTTATGTTGATTACGGCAATGAGCCAGGCCTGAGTTTTGATTTGGGATTGGGAAGTGTTCGTTATGAATATAATGCAAGAAATACAACTGATGATCCTGAAAACACCAATGCTTCTATTATAAGTGAAATATTAGGATACTATTATTACAAGCGTTTAGACAACAGTCAGTATTATAATGGTTGGGTCGAAGTTAGAGAAAGTCAGCCAGTTTGGAAACACGCACAAAAAATTGTTACTGATGCAACAAAACCAGTATTGTTTAATTTAGGTACTGACAAGTTGCTATCAGATGAAACAATTAAAATAACAAAAAGAAATAATAAACTTGAATTTTATGAAGGTAGTTACAGTCATATAACACGTGTTAACGGCCTAAATCCAATCTTGTTTTTTGATAAGACAAAAGAGTATATAGTCACAACTTACTTTGATAGCACAGACATTGAATTTGTTAATGTTGATGGCAGTGCACTTAGTGGTGTTACTGTTGGAACTGCAACAAATAATGTGTTTACAATTGTTGTTGGTAATTCTTTTGTTCCTGATGTTTTTAGATATCGCTTAGTAAGTGACAACACTGTTACAGGATTAATTTATGTTAATGAAAGCCAGCCTAGTTATATTGACAATGACTATGTTGATCCTGGATTTGTACAAAACCAAAACAGTGTTAATGTTGTAGTAAAAATAAATGGAACAGAAACTACAAACTATGCACTTAGAGAAAAGCAAGTTATTATTTCTAATGGACATTCTGTTGACGATGTGATTGATGTAACCTGGTACACAGACGATAAAATTACTGACAGCGACGGTGTTGATTTGCCAGCTGACACACATATTTTAAATCCACAAAATGAACTGCTAACACAAGTAAGTTTTGGAGATATACTTTCACACATCAAAGAACAAATGACAGGATATCCTGGTCTAACTGGTAATTTCTTTGGAATTAATAACTATAGAAACTTGCCACGTGTGCATGAATTTGGTGGTACAATTAGACAACAGCCATACAGTACAGAGCTTTTAGCACAACTTGTTATGCACAATGATACTAACATTTTTAGCAGTTTGAAACATGCTGCAAATAGTTACGGAAGTTTTAAAAAGCAATTTTTACAAAAATGTATTCAACTGCATAATACAATGGACAGTTCAAAATCTGTGTATGAAGTTGTTGATGAAGCGTTGAAAAGTATTACTATTGGTAAAACAGCTAATGATGTTTTTGCTAACAGTAATATGTTAAAGTTTAGCGATTATGAAGAGTTTAATGGTTACTGGACTGCGACATTAACACCTGTATTTGATATACCACAAACCGTAAACACATATGATGATACTAAAAATCATGTAAATGTTTATGTGAGAGACGATGATGGTTCTGGAAACCTTCGTTGGAGAAATTTAATTAAAGATGTTGATTACACTATAACTGAAAATCAAGTTACAGTAACAACAAGTGTGACATATGATAGTAGTGGACAAGCTCTTATTAAAATTCGTTGGTATCCATTAACTAGCTCAAGTTTTGTTCCTCCGAGTGCAGTTAAACTTGGCTTGTTAAATGCAAGTCCCCCTGCACTAAATGCTAAACATCTTTTTGGACACGACGGTAGCATATCAATACGTAAAGGATCTGAATTATATAATCGTAATTCGGCTAATTTTAATATTGAAGATGCTGTGTTGTGGGAATTCGAAACTAGAATTTATAATAACTTGATTGCATCTCAGGTTGTTGATTACAAAAAAATTATGCCTAACGCACATCGACCAACTGTATACAATTGGGCAGACTTAACAGAAGCATTACGTACAGACTTTAATAAATGGAAACTTAGAAACAATATATCTACGTTGCATGATGCCAGCAGTTATGATGCAAGTGATGAGTTTACATATAACTACAGTGATGTTGGACCAGGTATAGGTGGCTGGAGAGGGTTGTATACTTACTACTTTAACACTGATAGACCACATTCAAACCCGTGGGAAATGTTAGGACATAACACACAGCCAAGTTGGTGGGATACTTATTATAGTTGGACAGATCCAACAAAACGTGCTGCATTTATTGCTGCACTTAAAGTTGGACATTATAATGATCCTAGCCAAGTACCAGAGTATGATTTGGCATATGCATATACTGCATACGATTGGGATAACAATAATATAGTAGACAACGCTGGTTTGCTAATTGGTCCGGTTACAGCAGGCGTAATTACAACACCAACAAACCCTGCAAAAGAATTTGTATTTGGCGATTGGGGAGATATTGAAGATGCTTGGAGACGCAGTTCTGAGTATAAAATATCGTTGTTTACTGCATTAACAAAACTAAGACCTTTACGTATAGTAAACGATTATTTTAGAAGTAATACTAGAACAGAATATAATTTTAATACTCGTCAAGTTGCATTTACTGATACACGCCAATTAGGTAACAATCGAAATCTAGTGCTAACTAATGAATCATATGAAAATAGTATTGTAGAGTCAGTTAGTGTAAAGACTGGCGGTACTGGGTATACTAGTGCACCATCACTGTCATTGTATAGCAACTTTGGAACAGGTGCAACATTATTAGCAAAAATTTCCAATGGTGTAGTTGTTGCGGCGTCTGTAACCAATCCTGGAAGTGGATATCAAACAAAACCAAGTATTGTTCCTTCAACAGGCAGTGCCACATTTGATGTTGTGTTAGCAAATGATGTTAAAAAATATGTAGACGGTTTAAGCAATGCTATAATTAATTATTCTCAACGTAACGGTACTACAGCACTTACCTTAAAGAATAGATTGGAAAATTACACCAATAATCCAATTATTAAAACTGGTGGCTTTGTAAACAGTAATCAAACTTTAATTTTAGAAAGCAGCCAAGACAAAGGCCGTGTTGTTGTTCCAGAAGAAGATATTACAACAGTATTATACACAAGTCAACCAAAAGAAGAAGTATTCTTTGGTGCAGTGAAAGTAACTAAGTTGTCAACAGGATATCGTGTTGCTGGTTATGACAATGCAAAGCAATATTTTTCATATTTTAAACCAAATCAAAGCGCCGGAAAAATAGTTGTTAACGTTGGAAACAAACAAGTTTATAGATATAAGAATTTTGAATCAACTGCAACTGTCTTAGATTATAACACTGTATTAACAGGAGATCAAGCACTTTATGAATTCTTACTTGGCTATGGTGAATATTTAAATTCACAAGGTTGGAATGCAACTTGGCGTAGCACAGCAGGCAATACAATACTGTGGACAGAAACAGCCAAAGTAGACGACATTTATTACGCAACTCCGAGTACGTCACGTATTGAAATTGATGAAACAAAAAATGGATATTTTAGTAATGTTGCAAATAAATTTGACGGTGAATATAATGTTATTAACCAAAATGGTTATCAAATTTTAAATAACCGTTTAACAATAACACGTGATGTTATTAGTAGCGAAAATGGAAAAACAATTGTTGAAGCAAGAGATGACACAGCTATCTATGGACTAAGACTTTATAGAGTAGAAGTAGAACATGCATTTGTTGTAAACAATAGTACAAATTTTGATGATATGATATATGATCCAGTACTGGGCATTAGACATAGTCGAGTAATTTGGAGAGGCAGCAGAACAAAAAATTGGAATGGTAAGTTTTACGCTCCTGGTTTCATTATTAATGGAAATGGTGTAATAGCAAACTTTGACACAGTTGCAAATGAGATCGGTAATTATTATGGTCCTGGTAATGTGTTAAGTAATCAACAGCAAGTAGATACTGCACGTTTTAACATTGGCTATAATAAGCCGCTGTGGAATGAAGTTGCAGGATTAGATGATGATACACTGTTTAAATTTATAAAAGGCACACGCAAGTACAAAGGTACTCGCCATGCGCTCAATGCATTTATGCGTAATACTTCTTTATTTGGTACTCTTGCAAGTGCTAAAGTACATGAAGAGTGGGCAATACGCACAGCAGATTATGGTGATACACGTAGCCGTGACACACTTGAATTTGAAATTAATAAAGAATTGCTAAAAACAAATCCACAACCTGTTCGTTTTAGTGCAACTGAACTTAATGACGTGCTTAGTGATATTGTTATTGATGTTGACTTTAACAGTCCATTGTTAGTTACTGGTACACCAGGAAACAATTTCCAAACACGCTGGGCAAAAACATTTAATTACACAACAATTAGTGAAGAATCAGTATATGCAAATGATCTTATTTCAGCAGGACTTCCTTTATTAACAGAAACAGACTACCGTGTTCTTAACAAGGAAGACTTTGCATATTTTCCAGAAGAAGTAAAAGACGATTACAGCTTTGAAGGAGAATGGCAAACAATTGAACACTGGGATAATAAGACAGCATACAAGTTCAAAGATAAAGTAATTTATCAGGGCAAAGTTTGGGAAATGTTAGATCCGGATGGTACAAGTGGACTAACAAGACCAAATGACATTATTACTGCAACTGGTACAGTATCGTTGCCAGTAATTCCAGCATCAGACCCTAATGAAACACTTGTTATTGACGGTAACACAATTGTAATTCAGAGATCAACAAATTCTGATACATTTAACCCAATTATAGTTGACGGTACACAAGATATTTTGTCAAATGATGTTGTTACAGATAATAGTACAATTGTATTGGGCACTACTTCTTCTACTGCAATTTCTGTAACATTTGATACAACAACATCAACTACTGTTTACAACAATGCACAAATTCAGGGCAATGTTACAAACCCTATAATTGCAGGCGGAGCCAGTAAAGAACTAATCATTGAAAGTACTAGTGTATTATTTGACGAAGTTACTAGTGGCACACAGAATATTACAATGCAAGCAGCATTTGAAAATGCATTTAGTCTTGCTAGCTATCCACAACCAACAAATCTTGCACAAGCAAGAATTACTGCACTTGAAGAATTAAGATCAACATACGGTAGTGCTAAATTCTTTACATACAAAGGTTACTTTATGAGTACCTTCCAGACAACAGGAACTGGATTTACACCAACTCAAACTGGAGCACAAACTGTAGATATTGCATGTCCAACAGACGCATTTGATTTGTATGTTGATGGAGTATATCAATCTACTCTTACTAGACCAAGCGGAGTTTACACATATACAACCAACTTTACAGCAAATGACAATGTGTCAACACAATTGCTTGAATTTGTACATCCGTCAACAGGAACAACCAGTCCAGCAACAGCGTCTATTAATATAGTATATTCGTTTAGCTTCCAAGATCCAAATTTTGCATGGCAAGGTCTACAAAACCCAGTTAGATCCTGGGACTTGTTTATGTTTGACTACTTTGGAGAAAGCCATGCGGGATTTGATTTGCCACTTTTACTTACTGAATACAATACTAGTCCTAGTTACACTACAGAACTTGAAGCACTAATTTCTAGTGATTTGGCATTAATTAATGAACAAACAAATACTGGTTATGTTTTACAAGATGTACTAGATGGTATTCAAACTGTATCAAATGCTGATATTAGTGCAACGAGATCTGCTGTAGAGGTCGGACAATATATAACTGACACTAAAACATTTATAACTATAAATCCTACTACTGCTATTACAAATACAACTATTGTAACAACGACAACTAGTTCAGGATTTAAGCAATACTCGTTGTCAGATATAGTTGATAAAATCAATCAAGCTAGCATTCCAAATATAACAGCAAGTGCTAATAACAGCCGTTTGCTGATAACAAAAACAACAAATACACCAAGTATTGAGTTTACGCTAACAATAAGTGTAGCAAGTGCAAATGCTGAAGCTGGATTTGAAACTAGCGGACCTACAATTGTAACAAGTCCTGGAAACGTAGTAACAGTAAGTCCAAATCTTACATTACAACAAGTAATTGACCAGATTAACGCTGCACAAATTTCAGGCATTTCAGCAAGTAGAGGCGGTACTAATAGTAACTTATTGAGAATTACAAGTACAAACCAAACACTTTATATTGGGGCTGGTACTGCCAACAGTGCTATTGGTTTATCAGTAGGCTCAACAACTGCACCAACTACAACCACAACAATTAAAACAAACGTTGATTTGTCAAGTATTATTGACATTATCAACGCTGCAGCACTTCCTGGTATTACAGCAAGTAATAGTAATAACCGTTTACGTTTAACAAGTACTAATAGCACACTTGTTATAGGAGCAGGAACAGCAAATACTAAAATTGGATTAACAGCACAAACTCTTAGTGCAACACAAACTGAAATTGCAAACGTGTTTAATGCATTTGTTGGTAGTGACGGTAATCAAATATTCCAAGAAATGGAAAACGATCCCAATGTGTTTAGTATTTGGGTTGCTGACAACAAAGACTCTGATGTGGGTTCAGGAAGCGGTTATAATGTGTACCAAACAATGGACTTTGGTATGTATATTACTCGTGCTTGTGCAGGTATTAACGATGCTGACGATGCACAAATTACAATTGCTCTAGCAGATAGTAATGTACAAGCGCATAACTTGTCTGAAGGAGACTATGTGTTTATTACTGGTAGTAACACTGTGCCAAGTATAGACGGTGTACATAAAGTTACTACAGTTGATGTAAACAACATAACATTCTATATTGACGAATACATTCAAGAAGAAGGTAACGTTGGTAATGTTTATCCGTTACGTAGTGTCCGCTTTGCTGATTACACAACACTTATTAATAACTATGACTCACAAACAAACGGTGTGTTTAACTATAACTTTGCAGGCCTTAGACAAAATAATCAACAAACACCTAAATTAGCATTTGTTGATGATGACGGAACTGGTGCACCAGCAGTGTATAAGTTTAATGGATCATTTACAAACAACACTGGACACACAGGTAGTGGTTGGTTTAAACTTCGTACAAGTCCACGACAAGCAAGAAATGATTTATTAGAAAGTGTTAAACTATATGACGCTACATCTAGAAGTTTAATAACACAACTAGAAGTTTATGACCCTGCTAAAGGAATTATACCAGGATTTATTGATGAAGAAATAGATTTAATCTTAACAACTGACTTGGCAAGTTATAACTATAATACACTTGATGGATTTAGCGAAAACACCAAGGCGTGGACTAGTGACAAAGTAGGTGTCCGTTGGTGGGATATTAATAATGCAATATATGTAGACTATGAACAAGGCAGTATTGATTACAAACAAGCATACTGGGGAAGATTGTTTGACGGTGCAAGTATTGATGTTTATGAATGGACACGTAGTAGTGTATTACCAGAAGAATGGACAGCACTTGTAGAACGTGGTGGTTATGTTGATGGTAAACCAGCGTCTGGTGAACCACTTAGTGTAACAATTGAAGAAGAAACTGTCTATCAATGGGTTGAAGAAAACTGGTACAATCCAAGAAACAAACGTACAGAAACAAGTTATTATTTCTGGGTTAAAAACAAACTAAACAGCTTTGGACAAAGAAATTATAACACATATCAACTTGCAAGATTGTTAGAAAATCCAACTGCATTTGATATTAGTTGGTGCGCTGCATGTAGTTCACAAGAGCTAATTGTAGCTAATATTGAGCAATATGTTACAAACAACAGTGTTGTGCAAGTAAACCAAAGATATGAAAGCAATGCATTGCCAATGAGTGAATGGACACTACTAGCTGAAAACGATCCAGTAAGTATAATTCCAGAACAGCTACATATTAAAATGCGTGATAGTTTAACAGGTTATAACAGACACGCAGAAACATACCTATGGACTTATTGGAATGCTGCCACAGTATATCCAGCTAACAAGGTTGTAGAAACATCAAACGGAAATTTCTATATATCCGTGGCAGAAAATACTAACGTTGATCCAGATACAGACACATCTATGTCTTATTGGAATAGAATCTATGATTATAGTTTTATAGATGGAACACCACAGCAAGACATTTCAATATCAAGACCACATGCACTTCCTGATTTAGATTTGCATCCATATAATAGATATGGTCACTTAACTAGACCTCGACAAAGTTTAGTAAGAGAACTTCCAATTGCAAGACAAAACTTTGTTGAAACTGTAAATAAATTACTTGCTGAAATGAACTTAATAGAAGAAGTTACTGATTGGGATACAGTATTAACATCAACATATGTTGAAGGTGTTATAACTTATAACATTAACAATTATTGGAGTTATATTGATTATGTAAGAGGCTCGTATAATACTAGTATACCTACAAAATACACAGTACGTACAAAAGATGAAATTATTGGTCAACTGGGTATATTATTCCCTTATGTAAATGGCGACACTGTGCTGGTTACAGATGTTATGCACAATGACGGCATTAATAGACCTGAAATTTACAGTAGAATTAACGACGAGTGGGTACTTGAGTATAAAGAAAAGTCAACTATTAAATTGAGCGAAGAACTTTGGAATAATGAAAAGTTTGGACTTGGATATGATTTGTCAGGATTTGATACTGATGGATTTGATAATAGTGTTGACGGTGCGTTAACTAGAATATTTGACGACCTACGTAATAGAATATTTACAGGCAAGCATAAAGTTAAATATAATCAACTTTGGTTTAAGTTATTGTATCAAGCAGTTGCTGATAACACAGTAGATGATTTTGCATTTAAAACAACGTTTGTTAAATTAAACGTAGAACATGCACTGCAAACTGCAAGAGAAAAATATATGGGATACAAAATTAACATTATTGAAGATTTCTTCAATAGTATTAAACCTTTCCATACAAAACTACACAGTGTTGTAGATAGTAATACACATATAGAAAGTTTTGAAACAGAGATACAAGAGCTTGATCGTGATGCTGTCATTACACTAAGATATAACGATCATAGTAGTCGTGAATTTGATAGTTGGGCCGGAGACTTGGCTGTTGATGGTGGTACATTTACAGAAGAGCCTACACATATTGATCAAAATGGATTTACAACTGACCAAGACAATGATATTGAATACATTTATGATGGTAATGTGTTTATTCAACCAGTCGAAGAAGGTTGGGGCAGTGAAGTTTATCCGCTCGACGTAATGGAAAATTTACGTATACGTGTTCAAACTAATCCAAGTGGAAGTACTGTAGACAATACAAATACACGTACATTCCAAATGAATATATACGAACAATATAACATTGAAGAAAGTATTGCATTACCACAAACAAGTGTTGCAGTAACAGCATCAACTATAGCAGTAAATGCAACAACTATTTCGCTTGTTGATGCTAGTATGATGACAGTGCCATCTGATGGTGTGTTAGGTGTTGCTTGGATTGGAACAGAG